AAATAACTTGATAAAAGAATGATGGAATATGTTGAAAAAGCAAAGCGTGACCCGTATCAGGAAGGCTTAGATAGGGTTAAAACAACACCAATGCCAAAAGGTCAGAAATTCCCAATAGGCGCAAGAGTAAGAATAGCCGATAATCTTGGCCCTTATATGTCGCATTTTACAGGCAAAGGGAAAACAGCGACTGTCAAATATACATACTCACATGTTTATGGTGGTAGTAATTGTAAAGATTATTGCCTTGATATTGATGGTGAGGGTTCTTCATCTTGGTATGGTGAAGATCAATTAACGCTTTTAGATGATGCTAAGGCATAACAGAATATAGGGGTGTGGCGTAATGAAAGCAGACAAACGAAAATGTAGCCATTGCGGGAGAGTATTTACTATGAAGCAATGCTCTACTGCTGGCTATGTTCGGTTTCCGAATCATAACGTAGCAAAAAGAAAGGACAGGAAAGACCCATTGCCAGATATTTGCTATGGGTCAGATTTGCTAGTCTCTGCCACCCCTACCAATTATGGCGATGAATTAGGCAAAGAGGCGGACTTGCATATTTATATGGCCGTTATCGGGTAGCTCATACCAGAGTGAGTTTGCCGAATATTCTGGATCGCCACCCACAAGAGACAAGGTTTAACGAGCCTTGTAAGCAGTTTGCCGGTACTGTGTCTCGATACCGGCCTTGAATTTAGTTTTGCCAACTGGTTATTAAACCGTTTTCAGTATAAACATAGTTTCTGTTATAGCCATATATATGCTGAATGCGTATGCTCCACCGATTAACAGATTTATTTTCTTTAGTGGGTTTGCCCCATGAGGCATATAAGCCACATTGAGACATACCAATAAAGATTTTTCTTTCGTTGATCATTTCTAATTCTTTATCAGTCAAACCATTTTCTTTTAAAACTGTTTGAAACTGCTTTTTAGAAATAGAAGTTAATTGCTCCTGCTTATTCATGGTGTAGTAGTCTTGGCAAAGCACGTATTTATCTATGGCCCGAAGTTTTTGCATATCGAATTGATGTACGACTTCCGGTTTTACATAGTTAGAATAAGGATTTGAACAGCCAGCTAAATAAACAACAATTAAAAATATTAAATATTTCATAACAGTTTTTGCTCTCTAAGTTGGTTGTGGTACGCCCTGCCATTCTGGCGTGTCAGTATCTAATGCTTTGAAATAGGCTTTATTAAAGGCTTGTTCATTGGCTGCATTGCCAGCCAGTTGAAAGGCCAGCCAAGCCGTTTCACGTTGAACGAATTTGATGTTTCTGTAAGTAGTATCATTAAATAATATGTCTAAGGTATTAGCACTAATGCCGGGGTTGTTTTTTAGAGATTCAGCCAGACCGGGTGAGTAATCCCATGCATGGGCACAATCAAAGCCGAACCACCACTGCGATTTATTATTTCTAAAACTTGCAAACGTCAGTCCGCCGTGAACGTCAATATCTTTTAATTGTTCATCCCAACATGAGACTTTAAAAAACGGATGCTTTTTACTGACGGCAACATAACCGCATAAATGTTTTAATTCCTTGTGCCGGATGATTGCGCAATCAAGGCCGAAGAATTTACCGGTAATATAATCCGGTTCCGTTTCCCATTCTTTCACCATGGCTGTTCCTCGCACGGAGTTAAACTTTCGTCGGTATAATCAACATAGACTTTATAAACACCCGGCCCAAAAAGAGATTCAAGTTCACTATCGGTGGTGTCGTATTCTATAGAACGATCTTCGTTATAGATTAGATAATAAGTTAAACCGTCAGTAGACATAAGGGATTTTTGTATTTTTAATATCATTTAAATTTATGAATCCAAGACAGATTAAAAAAGTCCGCACACTGTGGATCGTGCCTGCAACTATATTTACTAAATGGGTAAGTGGTAGTTAATTTAAAAGAGTAATATTCAAAACCATAAACAGGCGAAGCGACATACCCATTTTTTGAACTTAATATTTCCTCATAACCATTGGCGGCAAACGCCCCAATAAATACGAATAAATCTTTGTCAATGGGATGTTTTTTAGACAGGGTTAAATAAGTAGACTTTTCATTAAACGAATTTTCAGGTACATATAAAACCCCATAAGACAAATCATTATCAACGACTTCAAGCCCTAACCCGTAGTTCTTGTTATTATAGTCCCTATCACCACTGACAACCACATGAGTAGTTGCCAGCGGCACGACTAACCGGGTATTAGCGCAAGCCGTTAATAGCATCAAAGAAATAATAAGCAATGGCTTCATTAGCGGTAGGTTGTACAACCTTCTCCACCCGGAAGCGATGCGTCAAAATAGCACCACGTTAATACATTTTGCGGCTTAGCATAATCACCACTAACTGAATTGCCGGTACAAGTATTATTGCAATTATTAATCACCCACGAACCACCTTCCTGATAGCCAAAAATGGTGAATTCACAAGTGCAGATTAGACTTCCGTCAGTATCCCATAAGTTAAAATCTCTTGGGATACCGAATGAGTAAGGCGTCAAATCTAAAAAACCGGATGTACCATCTTCGATCCAGTAACTAAACAGATTTTTGTACGTTGGATCGGTGTCGTCTTTATCACAAGCGACAAGCGTTAATGAAAGTAAAAGTAAAAGTGTTAAATGTTTCATGATTGCATCCTTAATTAATGACTGAGTTTTATATCAACGGCTTTATTTATCTCTCCTTTTTGGTTTGCGTAAAAGTAAATGTTTATAACTTTTAATTCCTTTTAGGTTTGCGTAATATTTAACGGCCTGACGCCATGCTCCATCATAACCCAGTAGATCAACGCGAAACGACTTAATAAAATGCACATTATCGACTGACCCTTGAGCAACAAAAGCTAAATGTTTATATGCTTTTTTATTTCCATGTCGATCAGGCGAATACAGATAAGTAAACGTTATACCCCTGACGCCCGTTGAATCTTGTGCGCGTGATGTGGGCCTTGCGTCTTTTAACCGTCTTTTTTCAGCGACTTTTTGCATGTTGAGCCACTTTTCTTCCAGTTCCCGTGCCTCACGCCAGATTTGATTAATTTGTTTTTGAGTTAGGAAAAACCGTTTACCGGATGTATCACGAAAACTATAATACTTTTGTTTGTGTTTTTTATTAACCATGACCGCAACACGAAGGCCGATAAAACCACCGGGATGTTCATCTTCGTTGTATTCGTAAATGCTCAATGTTCTACCTCAGATGTTTGAAATAATGTTGCGCGATACTGTTCCATTAATTCACGGCTTTCCCTGTATTTTTTCTGAGTGGTTTCAGTATCCGGTTGAGCGCTTAATAATTCTAACGTGGCCTGTACTCCCGTCCAATAAGCATTTTCCATGTGCAGATACTGAGTAGTGCCTTCTTTTGTGGGAATGGCTTCCGCCGCGTAAAGCTTAAACATTTCCTGAACGGTTGTTGTGTTGCTGATCAGAAGGATTTTTGATGCTGTTTTCATAAGTGCCCCCTTAAGTATTGCTTAATACTAATCTGATCAGTTTGTTATGGCAACACCTCAGCCAAAATTTTTATTATTTATAAGAAAACACTAATTCAATTCATCCGTTTAATGGGAAAAATACCTATGAACCGTACCGCATTTATTACTAACACGAATGAGGCACCAGCGATGGGCAATCAATACATTGAATGGCGACTGGAGCGCTGGGGCGCATGGCGTCGATCCGCCGATAATTTAGGACTTGGCTACCCGGCCAATCCGATTAAAAGATTGATGGAATATGGCCAGTCAATTCACACCAACAATAATACGTTGGAAGACCGGCAGGCCGAAGAAATAGAAGTCATTGTGGTGCAGTTATCCCATTTCCGACCACGGGCGGCAGAAGCCTTACGACTACGCTATACACACATTGATCTGACCGCCGAAGATGTGGCGCGTAGGGCTAGGGTTGGGCTACCGTCCTTCAAGCGCTATCTAGAGCAAGGCAGGCTGTATCTGGCCGGGGCATTGAATTCTGCTGATGATTATTAAGCTAAAGTGTTGCTTAAGTTATAAGCCTCTTTTACACTCAAAGAAACGCAGGACTATCTAACAGGGGGGCACATGGGCTTAAAAGGGCAAAAACGCGACACTAGCAGAGATGCCGATATTTGCCGTCGCTTTAAAAATGGCGAAACACATAAGCAAATCGGTGATGATTATGGTGTTTGCCGGGAGCGTATCCGGCAAATACTTAAACGATACGGGTTGACTCATGAAAATGGGGGCTTTTATAAAAAATCAGCCAAAAAAAAAGCCGCCGAACAACGGGCAAGAGATAATAAGTTTTTGGTCTGGTGGGGTTGCACCCGTGCAGAAAGAGCGCTAATACCAAAAGATGTACAAAAAGCATTTAAAGATAAAAAGCGTAACGTTACAACCTTGGGTATGGAGTGGTCAATTACACTGCCCGAATACTGGGCAATATGGCAGGCGTCAGGATACTGGGAAGTAATGTCGGCGGGAGATTATGGAATGTCACGAAAGAACAATAAAAAACCATGGACAAAAAATAATGTCCATATCACCACAGCCTATGAACGAACAATGAAAAGATATGGATGCTACAAATGATGAAAATAGTTGATTCAATAATTGGTATCGGACTGGTTTTGATTGTTGTTATCTTAATGAGCAATTGCGAAGATTTTGTTAAAAATGCTCATGCCGATGATTGCGACGATGTATTTATGGCCAGCATTGCAGAAGAATGCGCAAAACCGTGGTTTCACTGTACAGATAAAGACGAGGGGGAAATAATGCCTTACACACCCGCACAATGCCGATTGTTCGCAGCTAAGAAAAAGCGCGGCGAAAAAGTTCCTGATGATTGGAAAGCGCACTGTAAGAAAAAGAAGAAAAAGAAGGACAAATAATGGATATGACAGACCGATTAAATGCGTTTGACGACTCAGAAGAAATTGCCGGGTGGTTAGGTACCATGGCCAATGACTGTGAAACTGATGGTTATTTGCCGGAGGTATATTATCTCAAAGAGGCAGAAGTCCATGTCATAGGCTTATGGGGTTATGCAAAAAATCTGGTTAAGGAAGTCCGACGATTACGCACAGTGAATAGAAAATTAAAAGTTGAACTACGGAGAGCCAATGAAAGCCGTTATAGATAATACGATTTGTAAGGACGCGCTAAAATTGATAGTGCATGAGATTTTAGCCATAAATACTTCATTCATGGCCGTTGAGCAGGAAGTACAGGCCCGCCGGGAGATTATGAGTAAAATAGGCAGTATTGCTACTAAAGCGCTCGGTCAAATCACTAATGAAGAAGATGAGCCGGATAAGCCAAAAATGGATTAAAACCACCCGACCACCCCTTAAAATCGAATTTTTTGGCGAAAATTAGTCAATTTTTTCAAAATTATTGCAATTTTTATTTGCATTTAGTTTAGCCGAAGCCTAGTATCTTTAGTGTAACTTGCTTGATTTGTCTCCAGAACGGGATTAATCTCGCATTATGTAAGTCGCACTTATTGTAATAGCCCTTGTAAAGCCGGTCAGGCCAGTCTGAAAAACTGCTGACTGGCTTTTTTTATGCCTATGAGTTTTTCAGAAGAACAAATAAAAAAACACGAAGGATTTAGCAAACATCCGTACCGGGACACGGAAGGCGTTTTGACTATCGGCTATGGCCGCAATTTAGAAAAAGGCATTAGTCAGGAAGCCGCAGATTTTTTGTTTGCCGAAGACATGACTCATGTACTGGTGGATTGCTTTCGATTCTCTTGGTATGCAGATTTAGATACTGTCCGACAGGCTGTGATTGAAAATATGGTATTCAATTTAGGCTTTGGACGATTTAGTCAATTCAAAAAAATGATTGCAGCAATAATAGCCGAAGACTGGAATAAAGCCTCTAAGGAAATGATGAACAGCAAGTGGGCAAAACAGGTTGGTTATCGAGCAGAAGAGCTGGCCTTTATGATGCGCACAGGACAGGAATATGATTACTGACGTACAGAAGTACCTATTACAGAACTGTCCCAATCTTTTTGTGTGCTTTGACGATTATATAATGCACGGTGAACAGGACAAGCCATTTAATAACGTGGTGGCGGAAGTATTAACGGGTATTGGTTTTATTGTTAAACAGGACATAAATAGCCCGGCTGATCTGTTTGCGTTATTCAACCATGCAGAGATATACATAATCAGTCAAACAAGGCATTGACCATGTAATGGATGGTTTTATAGATCAAATTGTTAAAGCCTATATGCCTTATTTTACTGATACAGAAATTGCGTTTGCCATACTAACAACATGGGCTATTGTTGCATTTTTAAAGAAATTTATCGTTGTTAAAGACCCTATTAAACGTGATCGCTACATAGTTATTTTTGCGTCATTGACAGGGTTTGCAATGGTTTTGTTGTTTAAGATTCATCATGAATATTCTTGGCAAGTTATTGAAACGGCTTTTATAGTCGGCATGATTAATCCATATTTATACCGGTTTAGTAAATTTTTATTATTTAAATATTTCCCCGGTCTAAACGGTTAATAGGAGGCGTAATGCCAAGTTGTGGCTCATACGAAACAAATAAGCACGGTTTAACAGAAAGGGAGCAGTTATTCATAAATGAATATCTTAGGGGAAAAGAAAAGCTGAATGGTGGTAAAGCTTACATGGCCGTTGCAAAAAAACTGGGTATTGAAGTTTCTGAAAGTGCCGCTAGGGTAAACGCATGGCGTTACCTGAAAAAACCGCACATCAAAAAATACCTTAAAGAACGGGCAAACCGGATAGCGCGTAGAGCGGAATACAGTCAGTCAGACTGGCTTAAAGATATAGTAGAAGTTATTCACGTTTCTATGGGTCGCAAAAGCAAACCGTCTACGGTTGTGGTGGATGGGGTAAAAGTTCAGACTCCAGAAGGTATCCTCGAATGGGATGGCGCTGTTGCCACCCGTGCATTAGAAGTGCTGGGTAAAAGCACCTTCATGAAACTGTTCAAAGAACAGCTTGAAGTTGATGCATCTGATCAGATCAAGGAATTAATGAATATGGTTAAACCGACCCTTGGGCCACCGGCTTACCGGACAATTGAACATGATCCAGAGATAGAGCCAGAACAAGATTAACGATGCAGATAGAAGTTGTTGCCGATCAATATAGTGACCAACTATGGAGATTGAACAACCTTTATTGGATTCAAAATAAGTTTGGCCAGAAAGTAAAGATTGAATTAAACACTTTTCAAATGCGTTTATTTGAAGAGATGCATTACCTGAATACCATTCTAAAAGCCAGACAGTTTGGCTTTACTACGTTTATAGATTTGTTTGGCCTTGATTGCGCTATCTGGAATGCGAATACCAGTGTTGGGATCATTGCGCATAATCTGGATGACGCAAAGAAAATATTTCGCAGCAAAATACAGTTTCCTTTTAAAAATTTACCAGAAGGTATTCGCAACTCAATCAGGCCGGATACCAGCAAAGCAAATGAATATGTATTTGCTAATGACAGTTCAATATCTGTAAGTACATCATTCCGATCCGGCACCTTGCAGATTTTGCACGTATCAGAATTTGGGAAGATTGCAGCCAAGTACCCGGAAAAAGCTAAAGAAATAAAATCAGGGGCATTCGAAGCCGTTGCTGTCGGTCAGATCATATTCGTTGAATCTACCGCTGAAGGTCGTGCCGGTGAATTTTATGATCAGGTGGAGTATGCCCGGCAGTTAGCCGATAAGGGCGTAGAACTGTCACCGATGGATTTTAAGTTTCATTTTTTCCCATGGCATGAAAACCCAGAATACCGGGAAGACTCACACAGCACATCTATACCACAGGATATGCAGGAATACTTTGAAAGCCTGAAAGAAGAACACGGGATCATTGTCGACCGTGGCCAGCAAATTTGGTATGTGAAAAAAGCGCAACGACTGGGCGACCTGATGAAGCGCGAATATCCGTCGACACCCGATGAAGCGTTTGAATCTGCCATTGACGGCAGTTATTACGGCAAGATTATTCAGAAGTTGCGCATTATGCGCCGCATAACCAAAGTTCCTTATGACCCGTTGTTACCGGTTCACACATTCTGGGACTTAGGTATAAACGATGAGAACGCTATCTGGTTTTATCAAAATCGTGGCGCAGAACGTCGGTTGATTGACTACTATGAAAACTCTGGTGAGGGTATGGCGCATTACGCACGTATTCTGAGTGAACGGGGCTATATTTATGGTCAGCATTATATGCCACATGATGCAGGCAGTAAGAGTATACAAACCGGGAAATCAACCGTAGATGTAGCCCGTGGCATGGGTATTAGCCCGGTCGTTATTGTGCCAAGAGCGAAGAATCAGGAAGGCATTTTAAGCGGCATTGAACAAGTACGAAACATGTTAATGACGTGCTGGATTGATGAAGAAAAATGCAGCAAGGGTATAGAACATTTAGAACACTACCGCAAAGAATGGGATGATAAATTAGCTTCATTCAAGCGCACTCCCCTGCATGACGCACACAGTAACGGAGCGGATTCATTACGCACCGGGGCCGTTGGTCTGGCTAATGTTAATCATGTTAGCAGCTCAGCTTTGTTGCCTGAATATCACGGGGATTATTAATGACCAATAATGTAATTAAGCTGCACGTCACTGATACTGATGACTGTGTGGAGTTTATTGACGATTTCAGGCAGAGAGTAATTAACAAGCAGATTACCAGTATTATGTATATCGGTATAGATGCGAACAATCAGGCCTTTTTCGGTAAAGTGGTGAACCACAGTGAAAAACTTGCCATGTTGGGTGCGATTGAGTTAATCAAGCAAAATATCGTTGATAGTTTCGAGGAAGACTACGATGGCAGATGAAACCGTCTCAGTTAGAGAAATAGATATAGATGTGCTGGTTGATGCCTTGGAAGGTGAAGACCGCTTTATAAATGAAGTAGCATATTGTTATTCTAACGGTCGTGAGTTTAAAGATAAAGGTGCAGATTCTACCCTTTATAATCCGAGCTGACGATGGACTTACCCAACATTCCCGGTGATGGACTATTATCTTTATCCTTGAATGGATGGAGTAAGCACCTTGATGATGTTATTCAGTTTAATGCGCAAACTAAAAAAAATGAAGCCGTTAAATTTAATGAAGTTAACATGGGCGCAGGGTTAAATTACGAATGGGGTGAAGACTCAAATCGTAAATACATTACTGGTGGCTATTACGATAATAGTTATGGTGAACCGTCGTATTATGCTGGTGGCGGGATTAAAAAAAGGTTTGGTAAAGATTATTACACCGATGTTGGTTTACTGGGTGGTGTAGTGACCGGGTATGATAAAAAGTTTACCCCGATGGTATTACCAACCTTAACTTTCGGTCAAAAAGATAAAGGTGCCGTTAACTTTACTTATGCACCAAAAACAGAGAAAAATCCCAGAACATTAATGATGAATTTAGAAGTACCGTTTAAGTAAAGAGTAATCACAGGGTTCTTTGCATTTCTTACCTGTGAAAACAGAAGGCCGCTACCCCCATGGCGGCCTTTTTTTATTGTCGTGAGACAACAACTTTCCCGTAGCTGGATTTATGAATGATATAACGCTTGCCCATAATGAAGAAAGTCAACGTCAGGGCATGGTACACAATCTTGCCAGACAAATACTGGATGTTTTAAACAGTCATTATCCCGGTTATGTCTGGTTAGTTAAAGTAGATGATGTGGGTGGAGTTGCCTCTGTTTTTAACCTGCATTTATCCGCCACTTATGGTTACATTTTGCACCTTGATAATATTCAACAAAGTTCGCGGATGTTAAAACTGGCCAGTCTTCGGGCCGGTGGTGAATTACTGGAACGGCATAACTTAAATCGTGGTCGCAAAAACGATACACAGATTGCTGAAATCAGACGAGATATAAAAGGTAATGCGGTCAATGAGTAATTACTATCAAGAAGAAGCGATTTCAGATGAATTAGATGATGGCAGCGAAGATGGTGGCGCAAATGAAGCGGATGAAAAATGGCTAAAAATGGCGACCGATGCCTACCGCACATCGACCGACTACATGGAAAGCTCATTAAAAAAACAATGGGAAAAAAACGCCGCGCATTTTCGCTCAAAACACGCACCGGGATCAAAATATTATAGTGATTCTTACAAATACAGATCGAAGATATTTAGACCAAAAACACGATCAACAACACGTCGCCATGAGGCGGCAGCGGCAATGGCGTATTTTGCTACCCCAGATGCAACCCATATATCAGCAGAAGATGAAGATAATCCACAACAAGTATTAGCGGCAGCAATCAATAAAGAATTATTAAATTACCGATTAGACCGGGATGTTAAATGGTTTCAAACCTTGATAGCCGCTTATCAGGAAACAATGGTGATAGGCGCAGTTGTTTCCTATCAATACTGGGACTATAAAGAAAAAACCATTGAACGAGAGCAACCCGTAATGGATGAGAACGGGGCGACAATCCTTGATCAAGACGGCAATCAGTCAATGGAAACCGTTGAACAACGGGTAGTAGTTAAAGATCATTTATGCATTGAGTTGCGACCGATTGAAAATATTCGTATTGACCCGGCTTCTGACTGGTCTGACCCGATAAACAGCTCACCCTACATGATTGACATGATTCCTATGTACATTCATGAAGTGAAAGCCCGGATGGAAGACTCAGGAACAAAAACCGGTCAGGACGTGTGGCGCTCATTAAGCGATGGCGATATACAGTCAGCCATGACACACGATTATGACTCACTCAGGGCTGAACGTGAAGGCGCACAACGGCAGGATTCCAAAGCTCAAATGACTGGCTCAGGAATCAGTGAATATACATTGATTTGGGTACATCGAAACTTTATTAAAAAAGACGATCAGGATTATGTGTTTTATACGTTAGGCACACAATTCATGCTGACCGATCCCAAACCCATTGAGGAAGTGTATTACGATTCAAAACGGCCTTACGTAATGGGCAATTGTATTGTAGAAGCGCACCGCAATTTCCCCAGTGCATTAGTTGAACTGGGTGAAAACATTCAGAATGAAACCAATGAAATTGCTAATGCTCGAATTGACAATGTAAAGCTGGCCATTAACAAGCGCTTTTATATTCGACGCGGCGCTAATGTCGACTTTGGTAATTTAATGCGGTCTGCCCCCGGCTCTGGCATTTTAATGGATGATATTCAGGGAGATGTGCGCGAAGAAAAAATGACAGATGTAACCAGCTCCAGTTATCAGGAACAGGACAGGTTAAATCTGGATTATGACGATGTGACAGGGGCGTTTTCACCTAGCACCATTCAGTCAAATCGAAAGATGAATGAAACTGTGGGCGGCATGGAAATGCTGTCAGCGGATTCTAATGTTATGTCTGAATATCAGTTACGGGTATTCAATGAAACATGGGTTGAACCAGTGCTGGATCAATGCCTGAAATTGATTCAACGTTATGAAACAGATACCAATGTGATGAACATAGCCGGGCAACGGGCGGGTTCCGCAGCTAAGGGTGTGCAGCAAGTGGATTGGCGAATGCTGCAAGGCCCAATGGTGTTAAAGGTCAATGTTGGATTTGGTGCAACAAACCCGATGAAACGTATCGAAAATCTAGCCATGGGTTTACGCACGATTGGTGAATTTATGCCACAGATGCTACAGGGGCTGGATGGGGTGGAAGTGATTTCAGAAGTATTTGGCGCAATTGGGGATGGTGATGGCAGTCGATTCTTTAAAGCACTGAAAGAAGATGAAGCCCCTGATCCAATGATTACCAAGTTACAACAGGAAGTACAACAGTTACAGCAGATGCTACAAACAAAACAGATTGAGCAACAGGGCAAGGTCGAGGTTGAAACAATCAGGCAGCAAGGCAACAGCCAGCGTGAACAGATGAAGCTAGAAGCTCAGCAGCAGATTGAAACCATGAAAGCCAAGCTTACCTATATTGATAAACAGTTAATGGCAGAAACCAATGCCATTAAACGTGAAGAGTTATACCTGCAACGTGATGCTTTAATATTCAATCAGCGCACTAAAGAAATTGAACTGCTACAGATTGAACGAAACAGCATGGCAGGTGTATTAAACCGTGATGATTATGGAATGATGCCCGGTGCCAGTGGATAACGATAAGGCCCGCATGGTTTATTTAGGTGTAGAAGCCGAAAAGTTTATGGCTTCCCCTATGGGTAACTATATTCTCACCCGTGCGGCAGATCATAGTTATACCGCAATGGAAATGCTGAAAGATGCAAATCCAGAAGATACAGATTTAATCAGAAAATTACAAAATGAAATCCACCGATTTGACGACTTAGAACGTTGGCTCAAAGAGGCGATTCATTTAGGCGATGTTGCCCATCAAGAAATCATTGATGAGCGGGCCGAAGAGTAAAGATTTTTCAATCATTGCCGAGAGGCAACAAGGTGTAAAAAATGCCAAAATCAAATACTACCCAGCCGGGCGTATCCGACGAAGCTGAAACAGACGATACAGCAGTAAACGGTGATCTATTAGACGGTCAGGATGTAACAACAACCCCGGTTGAAGATACTACCCCAGAGCCAGAGTTAGACGCACGTAGCCAGATCATTGCTAATGCCCGGAAAAAGCGGGATGAAGAAAAAGGCGAACCGCTGCAAGTCTATGGCAAGGATGGTTCAGAAGAAGATGAACCGGAGCCTGAACCGGAGCCTGAACCAGAAATGGTAACGGTCAAGGTTGATGGAGTTGAACAACAGGTATTGAAAACCACCGTTGATGAAGCGGGTGGAATCAGTGCATATCAAAAAGAACAAGCTGCCTCACGCCGGATTGCCGAAGCCGGTAAGCTAAAAAAACAGGCGGAAGATCAAGCCCGTATTTTAGCTCAGCGTGAAGCCGATATAGCGAAACGCGAACAGCTAATTTCGCAACGTGAAAAACAGATACAGTCTCAGCCACCCAAAACGGACGCGGGACAAACAGCCGGATTCGTCGATGTTGATTTAACTGATGATGAACTGGCTGAAATGTTGTACTCAGGCGATGAAAAAGAAGCCGCAAAAGCGATACGCATTATGCGTGGGCGCAAAGAAACTGCTACCCCTGCATTTAATCCACAGGAACTGATTGCTCAAGCCTCTCAACAGGCTCGTTGGGATATTGAACAACAGCAAGCGATTGCGGATTTTACCCGTGAGTATGACGATATAAACGCCGATCCTATTCTGCGTGAATACGCGAACGAAATGACCAAAGTATTATTGAAAGAGCACCCGGAATACGGGCCTCGTAGAATAATCATGGAGTCGGGTGAGCGCACCCGTGAACGTTTCTTTAGAGATTCGCCGTCACCTAAACAGGACACATCCGATAATGACGAACGGATGAAAAACAAGCGAGCCATGGATAATGTAAAGGCGGCTAACGCTACTGTGCCTAAAAAGCCAGAACAAAAGCCGTTAACAAAAAGTGAGATCGTTGCAAATATTATAGAGCAACGGAATCAACGTTAACACTATCGTCGAGAGACGAAAGAGGTAAATATCATGGCTCAAGTATGGGCAGTTGCCGCAGACGGCGGCTATATGTATTCGGATGAGCTTTCCGAAATTCTGCGACTGGCCTTGCAGCCAATGTTACGTTTCCGTGAACATTGCGATGCAAAGGACGCTACGGATAAAGGCTTACATGCCGGTGATACTTATACCTGGAATGTGTATTCAAATGTTGCAACTCAGGGCACTGACCTTGATGAGCAGACTGAAATGCCAGAAACCAAGTTCACCATTACTCAAGGCTCACTGACAGTTGGTGAATTGGGTAACAGTGTTCCCTACTCTGGTAAGCTGGATAATTTATCCAAACACCCAGTCAAGGAAGTAATCACGAAGGTACTGAAAAACGATGCAAATAAAGCTTTAGATACTAAAGCCTATACGCAGTTTGCAGCTACCCCGTTGAAAGTTTACTCCACCAGTGCAACCGCAGTTACTTTGAATACTGCGAGCACCTTTGGTACGGCTACTCATGCCATGGCTAAGGCGCACGTTAAGTTGATTGTGGATACCATGAAAGAACGTAATATCCCCATGTTTAGTGGATCAGATTATTACTGTGTAACATGGCCTTCTACAATTCGCACATTCAAAGATGAACTGGAAACCCTGAATTCTTACGTGGGTGAAGGTTATCGCAAAATCCAGAACGGTGAAATTGGCCGCTATGAAGGTACTCGATTCATTGAGCAAACCAACATTGCAAAAGCCGGTTATACCAATACGGATTGGGCATTCTTTTTCGGTGAAGATACCGTGGCAGAAGCCCTTGTGGTACCGGAAGAAATTCGCGGAAAAATTCCCGGCGACTTCGGTCGTTCACGGGGTGTGGCGTGGTACTACCTTGGCGGATTTGGTCTGGTTCATACAGATGCCGCTAATGCACGTATCCTTCACTGGGGTTCCGATTCTTAATTGACAAGGCCGGGTAATCCGGCCTTTGTTTGGAGATAGTTTAATGGCTTATGAAAATCCAATTGTCATCACTCACTATGGCCCTGCCGGAGTAGATTTTGGCACGGGTGGTAGCTCTGGTGCAATTTCATTCCGTGGCCCCGCAGGTCACAAAGGGCGTCTTATTGATGTAGGTGTAGCCAACATCACTGAGGCATTCGCCGGTGATACTACCGATGGTCAACTGTTAGTGGGAACGGATGCAGATACCGATGCTTACGCATTGCTAAATGTTGCAGCCGGAGCCACCAGCGCCATTGGTGACACATTTAATGCGGCTCTTGATTCTGATGCAATTATCAGCGCGAACATTCCGGCTGATGCACAGATTGAAGTTACGGCTGTTGTTGGTACCGGTGGTACTCCTGCCGGGATTGGCACCCCGTATGTGGTCGTAGGTTGGTATAAGTAAGATAGTTTTACTTATTCATTTAACAATTAGAGGTATCTATCATGGAAAAATCTAGCGGCGGAAGCGTTCAAAACGGTCTGAGTGACAAAATGAAAATCACTCAGGAAAAACCTCGCGGAGAAGGTCAGGGCCAGCGCCCTACTCCTTCCAGTGAGAATGTTTCCAGTGATCGTGGATCGTTCAAGATTAAGTGCTAAAAACATTTAATCAACTGAAATAAAGGGCAGCTTATTACTGCCCTTTTTTTATGGGAGTGTTCCACATGGAACAAAAGATTAAATATTCAAACGTGCCTTTTTCTCCTGATTCAGAACGTAGCCGAACTAAAGTACGTGGCCGGACTCATGAAGAATTAAATGGACAAGATCAGTTTAGTGATCAGGATGTTTTGAAAGAAGGCATAACTTCACGCGAACCAATGCGGCAACCACGGGGGATGATGTTTTTTTCTGATCCTTTTGAAATGCCCGGCATGTTCGATTGGGATGAGTAATTATGTTGACCACTGATGATTTAATGCCGAAAAAAGAAGAAACTATTTGTATTCCAAAAGCCGATGCTCTGGAAACGCTTCACGCTATTCACTGGACGCAGTTACGCACGATGGTTCGTGATGCAGGTGGCGAATACACTGGTAAAGAACAGGCCATAGAATATTTGAAAAAATATTATGACCCTGTTGAGACTTCAACGGTTGAAGAAGAGTTTTCCGATCCTAATTATGGTGTGCCAATATTTGATGAACAGGCACCCTATGACGAATTAATTACAACTACGGGGAGTCATTTTAAACAAGACGGAGTTTTGTTTGATAAGGGCAAACGTTTTTTAAAATGGCTTAAATAATGGCCAGCTATTTAGAGCTGTGTCAGCAGTTGCAACGGGAACTGGGTGTTGCAGGCACACCTATGGCTACGATAACCGGTCAAACGGGTTTGTATAGCAAGCTGGTGAACTGGATAGCTGATGCTGATGTATTTATTCAGTCATTGCACTGGGACTGGAATTTTCTTTGGTCGCAACATCAAACTAATACGGTTGCAGCCAATCAGGTACCAACCAGCCCGACTGACTTGGGTTTGTGGGATGAAGATTCGTTTTATTTAGATTATTCAACCGCAAATCATAAAAAATTAAGAGCCATGGATTATTTCCAATGGCGCACCACTTTACGTCAAGGCGTAAAAACTCAGCGCAAGCCTAGCATCATTGTAGTGAAGCCCGATAAAACATTGATCTTTGATGTACCTCCCGATGATGTTTATAGCTTAACCGGGGATTACTGGAAAACCCCAACCAAAATGACCGCTAATGATGATGTATCTGAAATACCGGTGCAGTTTCATAGAATCATTGTGGTACAGGCTAAGCTCTGGTTTGCCGAAGAAGAAGAAATTCCCACAGTGTACCAATCGGCCAGTTCAGAGTTACGAACACTGTTAATGGAACTGGAATCACACGAATTGCCACAACAGGCACGCCGGTTAATGGGTGCGGGTGAATCTATAACGGTGGTGCCAGAATGACCCGCAAAACAACTCAATTCCCGTTTGAAGGTGGACTTGATTTGGTTGCAGCACCTTTGTCGATGAATCCGGGTGGTTTAATCGGGGTGAGTAATTATGAAGTATTTAATGATGGTTATAGCCGTATTGATGGTTATGAACGTTATGACGGTAATCAGCGCCCGTCAGAATCACCGTACTGGTTCATTAATTTTACCAGTGGTGAAGATGAAATATTAACAGGTGATGTACTTGGTGAGTTATCAGGCTCCCCCACTATTAATGCTGTGGCTGTGGCTGATGCTGTAGTGACTTCTGGGAGCTGGGCAGGCAATGATGCTGCGGGTTATGTGGCCGTTGCTTACGATTCGCGCACGGCTTTACTCAATCCCGGTAACTTGGCTGATACCAATACTTTATATGAAGGTGCAACCTTAAAAGCCGTTGTGTCTGGCTCTGTATTAGAATATGCCGCGCCGACCGATGCATTAAATACGACCTATACCCAATTAGCGATTGAATATAATCGCTCAATTATTTCCACGGTGCCGGGATCAGGTAATATTCGCGGGGTATGGGTATATGCCGGGGATGTTTATGTGTTCAGGGATAATGCCGGAGCCACCGCTTGTGTAATGCATAAGGCAACACCGACCGGATGGGCCGCGCAATCACTGGGTTATGAACATGATTTTACCAGTGGCGGCACTTATGAAATAGCCGTGGGTGACACGATTACCGGGGCGACTTCGGGCGCAACTGCCGTTATTACCGGGGTGGTGGTGCAATCGGGTTCATGGGCCACATCTGATGCTGTAGGCCAATTGTATTTTGCCTCTGTTACATCTGGCCCATTTCAAGCGGAAAATTTGAATGTAGGCGCTAATTCAGATGTAGCCACTATAGCCGGTGCCGAAGTGGCCAACACTTTAACCGCTGGTGGTAATTATGAATTTATAAATTACAATTTTTATGGCAGCGCCGATACAAAAAAAATGTACGGCTGCAATGGTCTGGATCGTGCTTTTCAATGGGACGGTACCAATTTCTTTGCTATTCATACGGGTATGGTTACAGATACCCCGACTCACATTACTGCCCATCGTAAACACTTATTCCTGTCGTTTGAATCTTCCGCGCAACACTCTTCTATTGGCAATCCTTTACAGTGGAATGCCATTACCGGAGCCAGCGAAATTGCCACTGGTGATAATATTGTTGGGTTTGCCATTGTACCGGGTGACGCATTAGCGATTATCAACCGTAACTCAACATACATTTTATACGGTTCAAGTACCGTATCATGGAATCTGGTTCAGCTATCCGATGAATCTGGCGCAATTGAATGGAGTATTCAGCGTATTGGTCGCCCCATGTATTTAGATGATCGCGGCTTAACAACCTTAGAAGCTGTTGATGCGTATGGTGATTTCAGTAATGCAGTTTTTTCCAGTCAAATACGCCCTTTGCTAGACGCTAAAAAAGCTTTAGTCACAACATCAGTTCGAGTCCGCGACAAAAACCAATACCGACTATTTTTTTCTGATAATTCTTTTGTCATTGCCAGCTTTGAAAATAATAAATTCTCTGGATTTACTGAGTGCAATTATGATGTGCCGGTGTTATGTGCCTGTTCATCCGAAGACTCAACGGGCGATGAAGTTCTATATTTTGGCTCGACTGATGGTTACGTTTACCAGATGGATAAAGGCACCAGCTTTGATGGTAGTGCGGTAACAGCCTTTTTACGGTTAGCTTTTAATAATATTAAATCCGCTGAATACATCAAACGTTACTTTAAAGCGACCATTGAATGCACCAGTGCGGATAATTTCACATCACAAATCACTTATGACTTTGATTACTCAGAACGTCAGGGAATCACTCATGATATTTTATCCAATGAGGCCGGTGACTACTGGAATATAGGTAACTGGAATGAATTTAACTGGGGTGGTGCTGCGGTATCAAATCAGGATATTTACATCAGTGGATCAGGCCGCAATGTGGGTATGTCTATTGTGACCGAATTAACTTATGAACAGCCCCATACTTTCCATGGGTCGACCCTGCATTATTCTGTTAGAGGACTTGCCCGGTGAACGATTATTTTAATCATGATACCAATCGTTTTGCCAAGCTAACAAAGGCCCGTGCTGAACAGGTTAACGCTGTACTTGATGAACTGGTTATTGGCTTAAACAAGTTGCCCGGTGAAAATGAAAACAATTACAGCACGCGAAATTATATTGCCACTGATACCGGAGCAGTAAATGCTTACGCCGGAAGTTTAAGCCATGTATCCGGGGCTTATGTCGAAGGTCAGGAAATATTTATTAAAGTGGCCAGCACTAATACCGGTGCGTGTACGCTTAATGTAAGCGGAATTGGTGACATTCTGATTAAACATATTGGCGGGTATGATTTATACGCCGGGGATATTCAAGCCGGATATATTTTACAAGCCAGATACACCGGTGCTTATTGGCAGTATCTTGGCACATCTTCTGTGGCCACCGCTTTAGCTCAATCCTATGCGGTCGCTTCTGCTGCATCTGCCAGCGATGCAGCCACATCAGCAAGCAATGCATTAACCAGTGAAACCAATGCATTAGCTTCTGAAAATAAAGCGCAAAAATGGGCAGATGAAACATGGGATGTGGAAGTCGAAGCGGGCAAATATTCTGCTAAACATTGGGCCACCGAAGCGGAAAATCTGGTTACTCAAGTTGTTATTTATAGGGGCACATGGGATGCGTCCGGGGGCGTGTATCCCACTTCACCCAGCACTGGTGATTATTACATCATCAGCGTAGCCGGTACCATAAGTGGTACTGTTTATGCCGTGGGTGATGGCATGATTTACAACGGCGCTACATGGGACAAGATTGATAACACCGATGCCGTGACCAGTGTAGCCGGTCGAACGGGCGCAGTAACCTTAACCATATCCGATTTAACTGATGTGGCTTCATTGTTACGAAGTGATCAAGATGATACGTTTACTGGAAATACGTTAACCGTAGCTGGATCGTTTAATTTAGCAAGTACTGTTCCTAGAATTTGGTTTTTAGAGTCAGGAGTCAATACTGATCAAGGCTACTGGAGAATATCAGCCGATCAAGAAGCTTTTTATGGCCGCATATTTTCAGATGATTTTGTTAATAATACAAATTGGTTAGAAATTCAGCGAAGCGGTACTGGAACCGGGATCGCAGTTGATAGTATTGACCTAACTGCGGCAGCAATTAATTTAAACGGAATTGTATCTGCTACTGATTACAGAATATTAGGCAATGGTTATCTATCTGCCCAAGGTGATGCTTATTTTAATACTGATTCTAATAACAACGAAACAGGTAAATCTTTTATATGGGGAACAAATAGAGCAAGTTCTACTGGTGGCACTGAGTTAATGCGATTATCTGATAGTGGCCTTTTAACCTTACAGACTAATGGCCTAGTTACTGCGATATTAGATGGGGCTACGCAGACGCATATTTCTTTATGGGGTGCTGATTCAAATATAGCCGCCGCTGCTGATATGAATTTTTATATTGATAGTAATAATAATTCAACTACTGCTGTATTTGAATGGTTGAAAGATAGCCCTAATACAACTGGTGCTATAAGTTTAATGACACTTACTGAGGCTGGCGTTTTAACTGTAGGTGACTATGCAACAACTCTTGGTGGTCAGATTAATATCACCGGCACTACTATTAATAAACAGGGCATAATTAAATGTACTAATGGTAATCTACACGTAGACGCAGATTCTACTGCTATTTTGTACCTTAATTATTACACTGGATCAGGGGGAATAAACTTCGGTAATGGTGCTAGTGGCTCAGTTGGATCTATAACAAATACCGGTAATTTATCAATAAGTGGTGATATGTTTCTTGGTGATAATAGAGGTTATACTTTAGGTACAGGAAATGACATATCTCACTTCTGGGATGGTACTAATTATTTAATAGATTTTCAGACTATTAATAACAGTTTATTAATAAGAAACGTAGCTAATACAAACCAATTACAATTCAATGTTAGCACAGGCAATATGATCATTGCTGGCACTCTAACTACTGGTGTTGCCGCTACTGCAAGCACTCCTACCCATGTTTGGGTAGAAACGGGTAATGACTCTATAATCAAAAAGCAAACCCCGACTAACTTTATTAGTAATATGGGTTTACCTACCCTTTCAGCAAATAATACGTTTACAGGCACTAATACTTTTAACGCAATCCCTGCGTTTAATGGTGGTACCACTGGTGTTTCCGCACCGTTCACAGTTGATTCGACGTTTAAAGTTACTAACTTAAATGCAGATTTGTTGGATGGATATAATTCATCTACGGCTGCTGGTAATAGTACCGTAGTGGTGCGTAATGCTTCTGGATATGTTTACGCGAATTACTTTAATTCAACATCAGGAACAACCGCAACAACTCCTACAAATATCTGGATAGAAACTGGCTCTGATAGTTTCTTTAGAAAGCAAACACCGGCGCAATTTATTACTAATTTGGGTTTACCTACCCTTTCCGCTAATAATACGTTTACCGGCATACCTGCATTTAATGGTGGTACATCAGGAGCATCCGCACCATTCACGGTTGATTCAACATTTGTAGTAACAAATTTAAATGCTGATTTATTAGATGGGGTTAATGGTGCCTCGTATGCGCGTAGCGACACCGCTGATACTATCAGTGGAGTTTTAACTTTCAGCGCAATACCTGCATTTAATGGTGGTACATCAGGAGCATCCGCACCTTTTACAGTTGATTCGAATTTTGTAGTAACTAATCTGAACGCGCAGTATTTTAACGGGTTACAGACCTCCCAATTTTTAAGAAGTGACACATCATCCACAATAACTGGCAACTTAACTGCCACGGGATATTTTGATACAGGAGTTGCAGCAACCGCCACCAGTCCTTCTAATGTATGGGTAGAAACTGGCAGTGATGGCATTATAAGAAAACAGACGCAGGCTAATTTTATTTCTAATTTAGGACTTAATGTAGTTGGCCCAGTATTTTCTGCTTATAGAACATCTCCCGATATAACTATAACAACAACAGCAGCGGAGATGATATACAACATTGAAATCTACGATACTGCTAGTGCTTATAATACTACAACAGGTAGATTCACACCTAATGTTGCAGGATATTATTTAATGTCATATCAGGGTACGGTTAGTGGTGGCGCAACGCAAATTGTTACTTTAGGTTTTAGAAGAAATAGTGCGTTTACTGTTACAAATGCAACTTCTGAACAGTCAAATATTACAAGTGGTCAATTGGCAAATTATGGATTTTCAGCGATATATTATCTTAATGGGTCAACTGATTATGTGAGTGTTTGGGCTTTGACAAGTACAGGCACGGCTTCTTTCAAGTTTGCAGGGATTCCAACATTTTCAGGAACTTTTCTTAGGAGTTGATTGGACTGTTAAGAGTCACGGGGATATATACCAAAACTTAATGAATTTAATATTTAAATAAATTAAACAATAGTA